TACCTCCGATACCGATAAAATCTGCTCTCGAAACAGCTGTTCAATCACCGTTTCACTTGGATTTTTAATTAAAATCCGGCTGTAATACGGCATACCGAAGGTGGGGTTAAATTTCCATTCCCCCAAAAACCAGCGCAGACGGATAAAGATAGCCTGCCTGATGCTGTCCGTTAAACAAATATCCCCGTTTTCGGTAACAGATAAATCGCTGTCCCGGTCTAAAAGAAGGTCTTTCAAAGTATCATCGCTCCTTTCCTGTTACGCGCTTGGCGGACCGGAAGTCCCGTCTCCGCTTGCAACATTGGTGTGCGTGTGGCTTTGCAGACTGATTCCCGCGCCCACTACATCTCCCTGTGCAGTGATTTTCCCGCTCACTGTAAGATTTCCGGTCAAATCAGCGCCGCTTCCGGTCAGTTTTAGAATCGTACCACCGTTTTTCAGGGTGATTTCCCCGCCCTTCATTTGCATAAACTGATCGTCGTTGCGTTTTAGCAGCACCTCGTCGTTGGACAGCATCGCGCGGGAGTCCTTTTGCCGGATGATAATGGCGTCTTTGTTCTGCGCCTCTTGCATCAGCTCGTTTGGCTGCCGGCACACTCCCATGATAGCAATAGCATTTGTTAAATCATGCTTTAAATCTGGGAATTCTTCACCCCCGCTGCGCCATGCGTCTAATGCCTGCTCAGAAAAGAGGAGCAGGCACCCGTCCCCCGGTTTTACAGGAAAACAGATGCAGCTTTCCTGCGTGCTGCTTTGCTGGAAGTGTAGCGGAACCTTTGCGATTTGTGGGTAATCTACCTTCTGCCCGTCTGGGCGCTTGATTTTGCCTATCGGCTTTACAATGGCAGTACATTTGTCTGCATCGAAAGAAACAATCTCCCCGGGAATACAGGTATGTACCCCGTCCAGCGATTCTTGCACCGATTCCTTTAACTGCTGTACAAATTTTTGAATCATGTTTCTGTCTCCTTAATATGATACGTATTGATTTTACACGTATGATATGCTATCATAAAGTTAGTAGGGAGGGATTGCCACAATGCCGCTAAAACCACGAGAAATGGAAAAAATAATCCTTGATGATGGCTGGATTTTTAAAAGTCAAGAAGGCTCTCACAGACATTACGTACACCCCACAAAACCCGGAAAAGTTACCATTCCCTTCCATCAAGGAAAAGAGCTGAATAAAATAACCGAAAAATCAATCCGAAAACAGGCGGGGATTCAATAACCCCTGTCCGCTTGATTCTATTTAAGGAGGTTTTGTTATGTTATCAATCTATCCTGCTTGCTTCTTCCGAGAAAACAATCAGTATTCCGTTATCTTTCCTGATTTAAACTGGCTTGCAACACAAGGCGACAGCTTTCAGGAGGCGATGGAAATGGCAGTTGATTGCTTGGCAGGTTATCTTTATTCCTGCCAAAAAGACGGGGAAGAAGTTCCCCCTCCGTCCGCATTGTCCGATATTTCTCTTGAAGAAATCGCAAAAGAATTGGATATAGATTCTCCTATGGGCGAATCCTTTGTCAGTATGGTATCTGTTGACGTTGCGTCCTATGCAAAGCAACACTTTGCCAAATCCGTCAAAAAGACACTCACCATTCCCGCGTGGTTAAACGAACAGGCGGTTGCTAGCGGCATTAACTTCTCCCAAACCCTGCAAGAGGCTCTTACCTATAAATTGCAGCACAGATAACTTTGAAAAAGGAAGGCACTATTTTTCGGTGCCTTCCTTCTTTACTCTTTTTTTCCTTTTTCGTAACGAAGGATTTTGTTGATAAAGTATACCTGACCTTTTCCCGTTACCTTCGGCGTTTTACTCACATGGATATGTCCATCGCTATGTGTAATGCAGGTTTCTTTAATTTCAAACAACCCCAGCTCCATTGATTCTGGGTTGGCATATTGTAATCGCTGCCCTGTCGCCTGATTAAGTACCCGTTCTGCCTCATCCATTCAAACAGTCGATTTTGTCCCATCTTGATTCCGTTCTGTTTGAGCAGTTTTGCCAACTCTCCAATCAGAATAGAATTTTTCGATGTCACCACCGCATCGGTAAAGATAACTGCCGACTTCTGTTCTTCTATCTGTTTTTGTAGGGCTTTCCGCTGCTCCCTCTCTGCTTTGATTTCACTGAGCAATCGGATTGCCGTGTCTGGGTCAGCCAACATCTGTTCCACCGTGCTTTGTGTCGCATACATTCCGTGTTTTCGGATAGAGGGAATCACCTCGCCTGTCACCCAGCGCTTAAATTTCTTTGCAGTCGGCAGTTTACTGGACAGCACCAAGCTGTATAATCCGGATTCGTTGATGATGGTGGTTTTACTTTGTCCAACAAGCAGATTCCCATTTTGGGAATCTGCTATATCCAACATTATAAAAGTCTTGTCCTCATCATCTACATGAGTTGATACAGCTTTGCTTGCATTTGCGTAACCTAAAATTTCAGCCACATCTTTTCCGACAAACCACGGTTCGCCGTCCTTCTCGATGGTGCGGATTTCTCCAAATTCTGAGTTTTGAAAAATCTGTAATTCGTTCATCTTTACACCCCTCCCATTCTTTCCGAATATTCTTTCATGTTTTACCCCGCTTCCACAATCTGCGCCGTACACATCCAGTCCCCTGCCATGTTGTCGCCCTCGAGTTTTACCGATTCCACGCGGAAAATACCGTTTGCCGCTTTGCTTTGCAGCTGTATCAAATCGTTTACTCCAATGGCGGCATTGAGGAAATATCGAATCTCCCAGCCTGCCTGCGCCTTGTTTTTGGAACTGTTGTCCTGCGCATTTCCGGAGTTCTTTTCCGATTTCGTCAGCTTTTTCGGACTTCCGATTAACCCTGTTTTGGAGGAAATCAGGTGCGCAACGGTAGAAATCGGTTCGTTGGACTTTGTCACCTGAATCACTCCGTTTTGAATGGTCCATGTCAGATTGTTTGAGGCGCAAACCTTGTCCAACACATTTTTGGCAAGCCCTACATAGCTGTAACTTTCCATCGGCTTAAAACTTGCGCCCTGAGAAAAGGTGATGGGCAATCCCATCTGCCCTGCCGCGTCCTGCAATATTGTTTTGGAATCGGTGGTCGATAGATAACCGAGTGTGAGGTAACTGTCCCGCAGTTCCTTTCTTCCGTCCAAAACGTCAATCGTTGTCTTCTGGTCTGCTCCGTCATCTTCGGTCACAACATTGGTTACGGTTCCGGTAAGTACCATCGGAACATTTCCCCTGTAACCGGCATTGAGCGTAACAACACAGTCCTTTTTTTCTAACGCCGCTTTGTGCGCCGGCGAAAGGTTCCAAAGGGAAATTTTTGCCGTGTTTGGGGAAGAAACGTCTGACTTTTCCACGGAAAAGTTAATATGCAGCTCGTTGATTCCAAATCCTGCGCTCCCCGCCTGTCCGGCAGAAAACCGATATTCCCGAATCCAGTTAGCCATCTGTTTCTTCCTCCCCCAATTTCAATAAATCCTCGATCGGCATAAAAACAAATTGCGCCTTTTTATCCCTGAAATCATACCGTTCAATCCTGTCTTTGGAAGACACCGCCGCAAAAACTCCATCCGGCAGCCCGTGGCACAGGTAGAAGAAGTTAAGGGGCGCATTGGGTACTATCTTGATTCCCGTAACATACGGATTTCTGTTTCCGTCATACATCCCAAACGTCCAGTAATTTCCGCTGTCATTGTAGCTGAAGCGAATCAGATATTCCTTTCTCCCCAGAACAACACGCGAAAAACTGTCATTGTATTCCGGCACTTGAATTACGATAGTCATAATCTATTTCCTCATATATTCCACAAGACTTTCTTTTATATTCCATAAAATACTTCCGTTGTTTTCTTCTTGCGATTGATTGCTGTCCGAAGTCGAATTTCCTACAATATTTGAGCTTTCCCCTGCCTGACTGCCATATGGCGCCGTGGCGGCTGTTCCCGCCGTTGTCCCGGTATCTCCGCCGCGCCCATATGCGGACGGAATGGTAACGGTCTTTGCCGCCGTTGTCTGCACCTCTTTGAGTGTAATCGGAATCTCCAACGATGTTTTCGTCGATACATCATACGGCAAAGAAAGGCTTGTTACACCCATGTTTTTAAAAATACCTTTTGCAGAAGTAACGGTAATCAGCTCGCGCTTTGCGTACAACTCCTGAAATCGGGAAGCGACCTGCTGAACTCTCCCCGGTGAAGCGTGCGAACGAAAGGTTATCGGCGTATTGGTGACAATTACAGTAAGACTCAACGTTTTGGGCTTTTGAATCATCGTATCCTGTACCGAAAAACCCTCTTCTACAGGATAATCCGGGATTTCCATCTCTAAAGAAAGTTCATGATGAATCAGCGCGTCGCACTCGATACCGCCGATATTGACCGGTTGAGGTTTCATCTTTTATCCCACCTTTTTAGTATCCCATTGCAAAAGCTCTTGCCGCTTCGTCCGAACTGTCATTCACTGCCTTATTCATCTGTTCTGCGCCCTTTTGCTGCATTTCTCGGTCAGAGCCGTTGAAGGTGTTGGTCACATTGTTTTGGATAGTCACATTGTTGGTTCGGTTGCTGCCCCCAGTTGAATTTGCTACAGTGACAGGTTCCGGGTCTTTGGAAAACAGACCTGATACATAATCCCAACCTTTTCCGATTGCATTTCCAACTCCGCCAATCAGTTTTCCTAGAGGGGAGTTTGCGATTGTATCTATCAAATCCTTTGCCTTTTCCTTTAAATTTCCAAACCAGTCCATAACACTGCGAATGGTTTTTCCAACCTTTTCGCCCGCTTGCCACACCTTCTCGGTGGACCATGCAAAAAATTCCCCCAGTTTTTCCAAACCTTTTCCGAGCAAATCCGCAATCGTGAAAATCAACGAGCCAAGAAAAGAAATAACCCCTCCGATGGTTTCTCTGACAGCGTCCGCATCAATTCCCATTTCTTCAAAAAAATCACCGATGACGCTTTCGTCACCTTTCATAAAATGAATCAGGTCATCAATCGCAAGGGCAACCAACATGATAACCGCAACCAGTGCAAGCGTTTTGAGGTTTGCCGTGGTAAGCAATCCGCTTAGACTCTTAAAGAAGCTGAGAATCTTTCCTGCATTAAGTGCAAGCCAGATAGAACCTGCCGCCATCGCAAGCAGTTTCAGCAGGTTTTCCATACCACCCACTTTGTCTGCAATTTTGTCGATAAACGCAACTGCCTTGTCCAGCCACCCCAACAGTTTGGAGAAGAAATTTACCAGAAAAGCAGATAGCTTTTTGGTAAGTCCGTACTGACTGTTTACCTTATCCACCCACAATCCCCATTGATTGCGAATGTTGAGCAGCGCATCAGAAAGGTTCATGTCCAGTTCGTTAAACGAAGCGTTGATGGTGTCTGCATTGTTGACAATCGCATTTTTCAGGGCAGACAAACTGATTTGCCCTTGCGATGCCATCTCTTCAAACCGTTCTTTGCCGACACCAAGCTCCTTTTCCAGCAGTTTCACTGCTTCCGGCGCGTTCTCCAACAACTGGCTGATTGTTTCGCTGTCTACTTTTCCTTTTGCAAAGGATTTGTTGATTGCTTCCTGCAAGGCGGCGGTTTCTTCGTTGGATTTTCCGGCAGCCTTAAACAGTTTGGAGGTGAGCTGTGCATAGTTTGCCGCTTCTTCCACAGAACCGAACAGTTCTTTGTTCTCCTGTACCAGATTGCCCACAAACTTTGCAGTGTCCCCGTAGGAAGTTCTGCTTGCGTTGGCAGCCTGTAAAATCTGCTGCTGAATGGCGCTTTGTTCTCCCATTCCTCGGGTGGCGTCTCTAATTCGGTCGTTGATTCCGTTGAATTCCTCCGAGATTTGCTTGAGCTGAACTAGAGAAAAACCCAAGCCCAATGTTCCGATCAGTTTTCCCATTGTCGAGCGCACAACACCGAAAATCTGTTGATAAGCAGCTTTTGTTTGTTTTAACTCCTGCTGATGTTTTTGCTCTGCGGCTGTTTGTTTTTTGGTTTCATTGGTGACTTGTTTACTTTTCCCCCAGATACCGTTCAAAAGGTCACGGGTAATCCGTTTTTTCTTGACTTGCTCCTCGGTATGTTTTTTACCTTTCTTTTCTTCCTCGTTTACCCGGCGCTGTTTAGCTGCCTGTTCGTCCACTTCATCGTTAATTTTCCGTTGATTATTCAGAATTTCATCGGTGATGTTTTCTTGTTCCTCAGGCGGCGCGGTATTGGGTGCCTCTGTCGGCGAAGGTGGTTTTGCAACCGGTGCCGAACCGGATTGTACCAGTGTCTTTGGAACTTTAAGTTTTATTTCGACAATCAAACTTTTTAGCGTCTTTTCCCAACGCTTCTTTGCTTTCTCAACTGTCTTTTCTGCTTTTTTTAAAGACGCATCGTCAATCTCAAACCCTATCGCAATCGCTATATCCCGTATGGTCAATCTCTCACCCCCTCCTCATTTCCTCCGCTTGAATCCGCTGTATATCCAAATCACGGATATACAGCGCATACAGCTTTAGCGCCTCGTCCAGTGAATAGCAGGTTTCCAGCTCCCACTTGGACGCAAGCCCAGCTTTGATGAGAATGTACATCCTCAGCTCTAATTCTCCGAATTGCGTTGTGTCAAAATGTCCGTATCGTTCGGGGTCATCGGCGATGTCGGTTCCCGGACGAGCTTTCCAAACAGGGGACCGAGTTTCCCGAAAAAACCTCCGAAATTCTCCCTTAAAACATAAAACGCCAGCAAAAACATATCCTGAATCTCCGCACAGAAAATTTCATCTGCCGTTTCTTCAGTCAGATATTCACCCTTGTCCCTGAGCACGATGTTTTTCGAACAAAGCAGCTTTTTGAGTAGCCCCTCAATCTTATCACCGCTCACCATCGAAAATGCCTGTGCAATCTGCGGAGCCGCTTCCAGCACATCATCATCTAAGCTCAGCTTTTTATCTCCTCCCAGCAGGGGCGCAAGCGCACCCGCCGCCGGCAGAAGCATTCCAGTAAGCTCACCAGAAAGATTTGCTGCGGTGAAAGCTCCGAAAGGATAAATCAGGAAGTTGATTCCTCCTAGATTTACCTCTTTCCCTTCCATCCTTCTGCTGTAATTGCTCTGCATTATACGTTGCTCCTTTCAGAATCAGCCGTGTAAATCACCCACTGGCGGCTTCCGGCTTTTCTGCCAAAATCGCTGTTTGGTGTTTTTGCTACCCATGCTTCCTCGGCGGAAAAGATAACTTCTCCGCTTTTCTTTTTGATTAACAACGGGAACATCTGTAAATCCCCGTCCCTCAATCTCTGCGCAAGGTTGTTCAGGATGTGGTTTGCCTGCACACCGTACAGGTTTGTGATTGTTACCTTGGAACATGGATTCGGGTCGAGGGAAACAACAACTGCGCCATCACAGCCAGCAGTTGGAGCTGCTTCCTCTGCCATGTCCTCAATGCTCAAAAAGGCATCATCGGCATATCCAGTAAGGCGGTATGGTCCAAGCCCGATCAGGATGTCCTTGCAATTATAAATTACTCTCTCGCTCATGCTTGCCTCCTTAATACTCTAGGGTGCCGCGCACCTCTACAAAGTGGATTGCACCAGCCAGACGAGCTGTAAACTCGCAACCTTTCAGCTGTCTGCTCGCCCGTTCCGCCTGCGTCAGCTCTCTTGCCAACGGTACCGTTACGGTATATCCGGGCACCGCATTACCGCTATCATCGTACTCTGTTGGATTGATACCGCCCATTCTCTGTCCGCGCTTGAGTGCATAAATCATCTGGTTTTCCACCAGTGCAATGCCCCCATCCGTGTATGGGATTTTGGGATTGGTAACAAACAGATTGTAGATGCGGTTCTGCATGAAGGCTTTCAGCCACCACATAAACCGAACTGTATCAATCCATTCTCCGTTTACTGTTTTTCCTCCCTGCGTGATTGCCTTGCCGCCGTACTCGGTAAAGTAGGAGATATTCTTTTCTTGCAAAGTGCTCATCTGTGTAGCGGTAAGTTCTGCCACAGATACACCATGCAGGGATTTGAATGCCCATGTTTCACTACCCGGCTCAAAGGAAAGGCAGGCGGCACTGAATGCCACGTTCATGTACTTGTCTGCTTCAGTTTTGTTTGGACTGTAAATCTCGAAACTATTTTGATAGGTGCTTGTTTTCAGGCTGCTCGCCTGCTCAACTGTGGTGAAGCAAGCCATCTTCTCGTGAGCTTCCGCCCACTTTGCAATATCCTCATGCTTTGCTTTCTCAATCCCTGCCGGGCAAATTGCAAACCACTCGGTGTTTGCCGATGCTCGCTCCAATGTATCGCTCAGTGCCTCTGGGGTTTCCAGATTCTTTACATTAGCCGCTACAAAAATCTTGGACGGGTGAGGCTGCTGGGAAAATGCAACTGCCGCCGCATCGTAAACAGCTTCGCCCTCTACCCATCCTGCTGTTTTTACCCCTTCCAGAGAGGTGTAGACTCCGATTGCCTTGTAATCATCCAGCTTTTTGGATGCCGGTTCCGGTCCGACAATCAGGATGCTTCCGAAGCCGGCGATTCCGGTTGCCGGAGCTGCAATCCGAATCTGAATATCAACAATATCGTTTAGATTATTGCTCATTAAGCCTGTGCCTCCTTGCTATAGTTTACTTCTGCACTTTCAAACCAACCGCTTGTGTCAGCAGCTTGCTCGCTGGTGCCTCCCCCGCTCGGTGTCGGTACAGTGCTGTCCTGCCCTGCCGGTGGTGTTGTACTGGAATGTCCATACACATCTTCCACAAAACTGATGGAAAACTCCTGCATTGCCCGATACTCATATTTTGCATCGTTGAGCAAAGCGCTGACATCCACCGTGCTTCCCTCCTCCTGCAAACAAATATCGTGCTCCTCTAAAAAATCCTGCCCGGCATCTGAGCCAAGGTAGCGGATAAACCTCTGGAGGTCGCTAACAGCTGTATTTCTGGGAGGAGGTGCGCTCATTCCGGGCTTTCCGACACCTTTTCTGCCGCTAGTATACAGGTTCAGGACAACCCGCCCTGTGCAGTAATACCGCTGGGAGATTTCTGTCTCTCCCGATTCGTCTGGGTGGAGAAAATGCGAAACGTCTGTTAATTTGAGGGCAACAAAAGGATAGGGAGGTTTGACTTGGTTGGTCTCACACCATCGGACGGTTGCCCCTGCAAAATATCGCCGCACCAGCTCCTCCACCTTCAGCTGTGCTTCTTCTGTTGTCACATCCTCACTCCTTCCTGCTCTCCTGCCGGCAAGACTACCCACTGGCACTCCCAGTGCCCGATTGGAGTATGTTCCCACCGGGAAGCCTGCTCACATTCGTACCATTCCCCCTGATAATACAGACGGTCCGCCGGGGTGCCTACTTGCTGGTTTACGGTATGTATCTCTGATTTTCCAAAACTTTTCACCCTGCGGAGGGAGCGTTCCCCCTCCGGCAAAGCTTCCAGTTCCCGAGTATTCAGGGATTGGATGTTGAGCCG